AATTCCTCATACGCTCTCTCGCTGACCTCTTTCAAGGTTCTCAGCCAAGTTAGTATTGACAATTCACCCTTTTTGAAGTGTAAAGACGCTTCATCAGGGATTGTACTGATATTGTTCAATGAATTTATCATTGTGTCAACATCTTCCATTAAATCCTTCCACCCCCCTGTTGCCATAGTGTCAAAGCGGGATTCATAGTATTTTTGCAGGTCAGGGGTCACGGGTTTCCTTTTCTTGGCAATATGTGCCAATATCATCTCTGTTTGTAGTTTATCAATTGACTTAGACATTTTCTTCAATATTCTCTTCAATATTCTCTGGCAATCCAAAAAATACCCTTGCCTGTGCTTCAGAGTCAAACCAACTCCACCCGTCTGTTGGGTATGTATGTTGGGTGTACGTTTCTCGCCTTAATTCATAGTCTTTGTTCAACACAAAGTTAGGGCCGAAAAGCAAATCACCATCTAATTTGTAAAAGCCTGATGTGTCCATGTTCTTATCCTGTTACTGTCCAACCCTTTGCCGTAGCAATGGCTGGATTGTCTGTTGCTGTGCCGTAGTTGCCTGTAACTGTGATAGTTTGGCTTACTGCTATGGGTAAGTTTGTATAAATTTCATCAAGTGAAGTTGCTGAAAGTTTGCAACTTGCAACGCTAAATGTAAATCTAAAGTTTTTAGCCTCAATTCGTGCAAGGCTATTGCAAGTAGAAAATATATTAGAAAAGTTTGATAATGATGTAACTGCTGTTGTAATTAAGGCAGGAATAGAGGTAAGGCTGTTGCAACCACTAAACATACTACCCATGTTTGTCACGGCAACAGTATTAAATAGGGGTATATTTTTTAGGCTAACGCAACTACTAAACATAGTACTCATATTAGTTACAATAGCAGTATTTAATAAAGGTACTGTTTTTAAACTAACGCAAGTAGCAAACATACTACTCATGTTTGTTACGGCAACAGTATTAAATAAAGGTACTGTAAACAAACTAAAGCAACTACTAAACATACTACTCATGGTATTTACAAGAATAGTATTAAACAAAGGTACTGTTTGTAAACTAGTGCAAGTACCAAACATACTACTCATGGTAGTTACACTAGCAGTATTTAATAAAGGTACTTCTTGTAAAGAAGAGCACCCACTAAACATACTGCTCATGTCAGTTACAGATGCTGTATTAAACAAAGGTACTGTTTTTAAACTAACGCAAGTACCAAACATACTACTCATGGTATTTACAGATGCTGTATTAAACAAAGGTAGTGTTTGTAAACTAGAACAAGAATTAAACATACTAGTCATATTAGTTACACTAGCAGTATTTAATAAAGGTACTGTTTGTAATCTTCGGCAACTATTAAACATAGATGTCATGTTAGTTACAGATGCTGTATTAAACAAAGGTACTGTTTGTAAATTAATACAACTACTAAACATAAGCGTCATATTAGTTATAGTAGTTATTGTGCTGGCAATTTCTAAGTTTTGAAGTAAAAATAAATTTTGAAACAGATTACTAAAACTTGTTATAGACCCTAATTGATTAAGTCTTACACGCTCAAGATTATTGAGCCGAACTGTTGTTGTGCTATTACCAATCGTTAGTGATGTGATTGTTGAGGCGGCATACGCCAAATCCAACCAACCAGTAGAATATCCGTCAGCCAATCCTGATTGGTTGTGCTTTACAAATAAATTAATGCTGGTTAAATTGTTTGCCGCTTGTGGTGTGATGGTGACTGTTGCAATTCTGTATGGCAACAACTGACCAGTTCCATCAGTTGTTAATGCAACAGCAGTACCGCCAGCAGTAGCGGAAACTTGAAATGTGTTTGCAGTAGCATTTATAACGTAATAAAACTGTCCGTTTGAGATTCCAGTTGTTGAAGTAATGTTAAAAAACTGCACTTGCATATCATTTGAATATCCATGCGCTGTACGTGTTACTAAGTCACCAGAGTCTGTGAATGTAACTGGGGCCTCTGTACCTACTAAATCAGTATCAGAATATGTATATTCATAGTATGCTGTTGTGCCTGATGTATAGTTTGTTGTTGTGCCATCACCATAATCTACTGTATATGCGGCGCTAACAGTCATGGCGATAAAGTTTGCGCCATCAGGCCATACAGCGTATAAACCTCTAACTCTGTTGTCTCCTGAGTTTGCTTCACAAGCAGGCCAACTAGGGTTGCGAACCCAAAGTGTTAATTCCTTACTTGGAAAAGTTTTAGAAACAACATCAGTATTGTTGCTTGCATTGTTATTTAAAAACCTAACAGACATTAGGTAACCTCAGAGCCAAACAAGCCAAACGCTAGGTTTGCAGTACCAGCATAGACAGTCACAACATCTGTCGTTGCTAGTGTTACGCCAATTGTTAGAAAAACTGCCGCACCAGCATTTATTGCTGAGTCATAAACTATGTAGTGTTGATTTGCAAGCGTTGCCGCCGCTGGTCGTATAGCAACACGAAATGTAGTTGACACTCCAATGTTTGCCACAGATAACGTAGAACAAACAGCACTTGTAGAGGCTGGTACTGTGTACAGCGTTGTCGCTGTTGTTGCCGATGGGTTTGATTGACCCAATACTTTGTAAGTTGTAGCCATCTTAAGCCCCCATTAACATAAATGTTTGTTCAAAACCAGATGAACCACCGCCACCAGATGAGGCAATAGAAATACCGCCTGACGAATTTGTAATTGTTATGTTGCTACCAGCAGTCAATGTGGCATATGAAAACCCTGTGCCATTGCCAATCAACAATTGACCATTGGTAGGCGTAGACGCAAGAGCAATTGCCAATGTGCCACTTGTTGTTATTGGTGAACCAGTAACAGACAAGAATGATGGAACAGTTGCCGCAACGCTTGTGACTGTTCCTGTACCACTAGGTGTTGCCCACGAACCATCGCCACGCCAAAAAGTAGATGCTGATGCCGATGTACCGCTATTTAAGTTAGTAACAGGCAAATTACCCGTTACTTGTGTTGCAAGATCAACATTTGATAATGTGCCACCAAGTGTTAAATTGCCACTTGTTGTGACTGTGCCTGTTAATGTGATGCCGTTTACTGTTCCTGTGCCACCAACACTTGTAACAGTTCCGCTACCTTTGTTGTTAAAAGTAGTCCAATCAGCAGAACTTAATGCGCCACGATTAGTTGCAGATGCGGTAGGTACATTTAAGGTAATTACTGGGGTTGTAGTTCCATTAGCCACAGTAGAACCTAAATCAGTCCCTGTTGTGCCCAAAGTTAACGCAGATACGCTTGTAACAGTACCAGTTGCTGAATCGTTAGATGTAATCGTAAAGTTAGGATAAGTTCCAGTAACGCTAGTTGTACCCGCACCCGTCAATGCCACAGTCTGATCTGGTGCAGAGTTGGTGATTGTAAAGTTAGGATACGTGCCACTTGTGCTAATTCCCGTTCCCGCAGTTAAGGCAACTGTTTGGTCAGGAGAAGAATTAGTAATAGTGAAATTTGGGTATGTTCCGCTTGTGCTAATTCCTGTGCTTGCCGTTAAAACTACTGTTTGGTCAGGTGCGCTATTAGTGATTGTGAAGTTAGGATAGGTTCCTGATGTACTAATGCCCGTACTTCCAGTCAATGCCACAATTTGATCTGGTGCAGTATTGGTAATATTTAGCGTACCCGTTGTAGTAATTGGACTACCAGTAATACTGATGCCTGTTCCAGCAGTAGCCGCTACGCTTGTTACAGTTCCTGTTCCTGCGCTTACATTGACTGTTACATCGTCACCAGAATTGGTAGCAGTAACAGTCGCACCAACAAAATTGATTTTCTTAACACCACTTGTGATGCTTGTGCCTTCGTCTAAGATAGCCACCGCCCCATTGGTAGACATAGTGCTAATGACTTTAATCTTCTCTGCTAAGTCAGGAGCAACCACTTCACCAACATTGATCTCTTGACCAGTAGACAGGGTAATAACTAACGAGCCATCAAAGTCAATCTGAGCATTTGAGACAGAAACACCATCTTTTCCGTCTATCCCGTCTTTTCCGTCTACTCCATTTAACCCATTCTTGCCATCTATGCCTTGGCGACCATCTGCACCCTTATCGCCCTTGTCTCCCTTGTCGCCCTTCTCAGGAACAATGGACTTGGCAACCTCTAGTTGTGCAGTAACCTTGTTTTCCATCACTTTGATGGCTTCAACTATTAGGTCTACATTGTCTTGAACAGCAGTTTCCTCTTGCTGGCGCATAGCCACAAGGGTTTCTTCCATCTTGTTGATGGCTTCTAACTTTTCATCAAAAGACGAGTCAGTTGACTCAATACTTTGGATAAGTTCCTTGATATTAGCCATTCTTTAGACCATCTGTGAGTTTGGTAAGGAAGTCTTGCTTGACTTGGGACTGAGCATTTAACTTATCAGCCATCTGTAACTCAACAATCTTGCTCTTATTCTTGATATCAGCCTCTTTAAGCATCAAATCAGCAATCTTGACTCGCTTATCAAACTCCCTCTGATTAGCATCAGCCTCATTGGGTAGATTTTTGGTCAAAGATGCACTCATCTTGGCTTGCACTTCTTGTGGCATCAACTGTGCCTCAGTCATTAACTTCTGAGCCTCTGCCCTATTCTGTTCTGCCTGAGTAGTGTTGACCGCAATCTGTGCTTGTGCCGCTTGCATAGCCAATTGTTGTTGTGCTTGTTGCATTTGTTGCGCTTGTGGGTCAGGTTTACTCATTTGCTCAAGCATTGCAATCAATTCCATCCTGTTAGACAGGCTTGAGTTAGCCAAAATGCCTTTCAAAATCACAGGCAAGACGGGGGTGTTCGGCCCCAGAGTTTGCAACAAGCCAATAAACTGCTGTTGCTCGTACTCTCTAGCAATAATTCCAAGCGTTGCCGTAGGTATGAAGTTCATATCCACAGAAGGATAACGCTCTGGGTCAAACTGCATGAACCTGAAAGCCGCCTTCTTGATGAACGGGATCAAGAAATCCTCTTGGAAGTTCACCAAAGTGCGTTTGTACTTCTTGATGATAGAAGCGACAGCCATAGACATACCGCCTTGACCACCATCTCTAGCCACATTGCTAATCATGCCTTGGGAATCCAATGTTCCCGTTGCTTGTAACAACATACGCTCAAAGTCTTTAGCCGTAGCCAAGTTGTTGGGATCAGTTGCTCCGAACTTGAAGGGGTAAAGAATCTCAGAAGGTGCGCCATTGGTGAGGATCGCCTTGCCAGGCTTTACCTCAAACTTCATTCCTCTTGGCAAACGAGTAGCATCCATAGCAATCATGGGGCTAGTGGTAAGTGCCAAGGAATCTAGGTGGCTACGAGTCTGTGCGTCAATAGCCTTTTGCATATTGAACGCTTTTTCTACTGTGCCTCTGCCTAGCAATCGGTTCGGTACTGTGTCATCTTGATAGGTCAAGACGGGACGATCCTTCATCATGTAGGGATTGGCTTCAGCCTTTAGCAGTTGTCCATCATTTGCAATAACAATAATGGCTTCTACCAAGTCAGCATATTCCTCTGCCTCAGAGTTATCTGGGAAAAGGTCAACGATGTCTTTGTTTTCTTCTAGATTCTCTAGGTATT